CATATAAAAGGAGAAAAAAATGCCAACAACAATCATCACGGGGCGTGACATAACCTTCACCATTGCTGGTGATTCTTATGATGCGCAAGCAACATCCGCAGTTTTGACAATTGATTCAACAATAAACACATATCAAACACTTGATGGAAAAGCATATTTCACCACGGATTCTCAGGGCACTTTCGCAGTTGAAATGTTGGCCGATTGGGGAGCAGGTTCATCATTATGTGATGCGTTATGGACTGCCGCAGATACTTTACCAAATACACCATTGACCGCATCATTTACCGCAGTGACTGGTGCAGTTTTTGGGTTTGATGTGCAACCAATATTCCCATCAGCGGGCGGCACCGCACCTGATGCACAAACGGTTTCATTATCATTCACATGCGTGACCACGCCAACCCTGGCCTAGTCAAATAAAAGAATCGGGAGCAAATAAATGAAACTACCAATTACAATTGAATATGGAAACGGGGAATCAGCCACCTACATTGCCCAGCCACCTGAGTGGGCAAAATGGGAGCAGAAAACTGGAAACATCATAAGCCAAGCCCAGGAAAAGATTGGGATTAGTGATTTGATGTTTTTGGCTTACCACGCAATGAAGCGCAACGCCGCTGGGAAACCAGTCAAACCATTTGAAGCATGGTGTGAAAGTGTTGTTGATATTCAAGTGGGTGAGGATAACCCAAAAGTTTTAAGCGGGGAAGCATAAACCGATTGTTAATTGAATTGGCAATTGCCACATCAATTCCAATGAGGGAATGGGAAACCGCAGAACAAATTTTGACTGCAGCCGAAATTTTAAAGGAGCGCAACAATGGCGACTGAAACAATTACGATTGACAAGGCGCAGCAACGGGCAATTATTAAAGTGCTGGGTGAAATGGATGATCAAGCAATTGATGAAGCCAAAAAACAATCAGGTGCCTTGGTTTCGTATTTGCGGGGCAAAATTATTGGTGCAGCAAGTTTCACAATGAATCGGGCGGATGATCGCATTGCTGAGGGTTCGGTTGTTAGCAAATCATCCAAAATTGGTGAATTAAATGTTGGATTTGCCAGGCAAAAATTTAGTGGTGGCGGCACAACCCAGCAATTGTGGGCTGGATATGAATTCGGATCAAATAAATTTAGACAATTCCCCAATTGGTCGGGCATATTTGGTAAAGGCTCCAGGGGTTGGTTTATTTACCCAACACTAAGAAAAGAGCAGCCATATATTATTGATCAATGGGAAAAATCATTTTCAAACATAGTTAAGGAGTGGTGAGATGGCAACTGGTAGCCGCACTTTAAAACTTTCAATCCTGGCCGAAACTAAGCAATTAAGTGATTCTTTAAAGAGCAGTAGCAAGGATGTTGAATCATTTGGCGATAAGGTCACAGATTTTGGCAAAAAAGCGGCATTGGCATTTGCAGCCGCAGGTGCGGCAGCGGGTGCATTCGCTTACAAATCAATCCAAAATGCAGCGGCAGATGAAGGTGCCCAGCGCAAATTAACTGAAACATTACAAAAAACAACCGCAGCCACTGATGCGCAAATTGCAGCGGTTGCAGGTTGGATTGACAAAACATCAATTGCAATTGGTGTGACTGATGATGAATTGCGCCCAGCATTTTCAAGATTAGCCCGCAGCACCAATGATGTGCAGAAGGCTCAGGATTTATTAAATTTAGCCCTGGATATTTCAAGCGCAACGGGCAAACCACTGGAAGCCGTAGCCAATGCATTGGGCAAGGCTTATGATGGCAACGCTGCATCATTAGGCAAATTAGGATTGGGCATTGATCAATCAATTTTAAAATCCAAAGATTTTGACTCAATATTCAAAAATTTAACTGGAACATTTGGCGGATTTGCGGCCAATGAAGCACAAACAACTGAAAAAAGTTTTGTCAGGATCAAAATTGCAATTGATGAAGCCCAGGAAAGAATTGGCGCAGCATTGCTACCAATCACTGAAAAATTAACTCAATTCATTTTAAATGTGGCAGTGCCTGCATTAAATGCATTTGTTGGCGGATTAACTGGGGATCAAGGATTGAGTGATGCATTTACTGAATCAGAGAAAAAAGCATTTGAATGGGGCGAAAGGGTTCGGCGATTATTTAAAACAGTTATTGCATTTAAAGATGAATTGATAATTTTGGGCGCAGTAATTGGAAGCATATTTGTTGTTTCAAAAATATCGGCTGGAGTAGCAGCCACAATTGCGGTAATTAAATCATTGATCATTGCATATAATGCTTTAAAGGCCAGTGCAATTGTTGCAGGTATTGCCGCTGCATTTGCATTGAATCCATTGTTGGGCGTAGGTGCAGTTGCCGCAGCCGCAGTGGTCATGGCTGCCGCAACTAGATTGGCGGGTTCAAGTGATATTGATGTCAGTGGATTAGGTATTGCAACTGCATCAGAAAATGCTAACACCAGGGAAAACCGCATTTCATCAATTACATCAGGATCAGGTTCAATTGGTAATGGGTTTAGTAGCACTGGCGGCACATTGCCAGGTATGGAAAAAATTCCTGAGTTTGTAAAACCACCTGCATTTTATAATTTGCCAACAATAAATGAGGATGATGCGGGTGAATTGGCAAGGTTGCGGCGGCGGGGAGCAATGCTTGCAAATCCCTCAAGCATCACGGTAAATATTGGTGTGGCAGGTGATCCTGAAAGTGTTGCCCGCACGGTTGTTGATACCGTTAATGATTCATTTTACCGTGGCACTGGCGGCGCAGGAAGGTTCCAGGGATTCTAATGACCATTTGGAATCCAATTTGGCAGGTTGAAATTGCTGGAGTTGATTACACAAATGCAATTTTAAGCAATTTGACCATAACCAGTGGCCGCACAAATATTTATGAGCAGGCGCAGGCGGGATACATAAACATTGAATTGATTAACTTGGATCAATCACCAATTACTGCTGAAATCAATCAATCAATAAGTGTGCAATTGCAGGATTCAACTGCCACATTTGTGCCAATATTTGGTGGATCAATTGTTGATGTCAAAGTTGAAATTACAAATGCAGGCGGAATTGCTTACGCACAAAAAATCACAATCATTGCATTGGGTGCATTGGCCAGGTTGCCAAAATATTTGACCAATGGTGTTTTAAATCAGGATTTTGATGGTGACCAAATTTACACAATTTTAAGCGGTGTGTTATTTGCGCAATGGAATGCAGTGCCTGCCGCTGAAACATGGGCGGCCTATGATCCAACTATGCAATGGCAGGATGCTGAAAATACTGGATTGGGTGAAATTGATCAGCCTGGCAATTATGAATTAGCGCAACGCTCATCAAGTCGCACTGATGTTTATTCATTGGTGGCTGCCCTGGCAACATCAGGGCTTGGATACATTTATGAGGATGCAAATGGCTTGATTGGATATGCAGATTCAACCCACCGCACAACCTATTTGTCAGTGAATGGTTATGTGGATTTAACTGCAAATGAAGCATTGGCCAACACCATCAGCATTCAAACCAGGGCTGGAGATGTTCGCAATGCAGTGACAATCAAATTTGGCCAAAATTCCACCAGCGAGGTTTCAGAATCTGATCCTGCATCAATTGCTACTTATGGCACCCTGGCACAAATTATCACTACGACAATCAAACATTCAGCGGATGCTCAGGATCAGGCGGATTTTTACATTGCCCTAAGAGCCAACCCGCAACCAATTTTCAGTGCCATTACCTATGAATTGACCAACCCTGAAATCACTGATGCTGACCGTGATGCTTTATTGAATATTTTTATGGGAATGCCAGTGTTCATTTCAGACTTACCACTAAACATGAATTCAGGCTCATTTGCAGGATTTGTTGAGGGCTGGACATTTAGGGCGGCTTACAACCAGGTTTCAGTGACACCCTTATTTTCACCACTTGCATATTCAATCCAATCAATGGCGTGGGATGATGTGCCTGGGGTTGAAATGTGGAATACAATTTCGCCAATATTAGATTGGCAAAATGCCACAATAGTGGCGTGAGAGGAAAAATATGAGTAATCCAACCAGCAATTTTGGATGGCAAATGCCTGAGCCAACAGATTTAGTCA